TTTCTGGATACTCTTTTTCTAAATTTACTGCATCTGCAGATGAAATTTTACAATTAATTTTTACAAGGATATTATGTCCTAGTTGGGAATACCCAAATTTAAGTTGATGATTCATAAGTTTATTTTAGTGCTAGTGTTATTACAAATGTTAAATACATAATTTCCAAAATCCAGTTATGAATTGCAAAACCGGAAAAATCCATCATGTTATAAGTAAATATTCCTACAATAAAATACTGCAAGAATATAGCTACCAGTACGTGAATACTGATAGCATTGATTATATTTATTGTTTTCATTTTATTAATGTAATTAATTCTTGATAAATAGTATGTTTTTCTCTTACATCTTCTATATTACAAGTTTGTTGCATAGCATAACTTTTAAGATTGTCTATTTTTTCTTGTAAATCTCTTTGAATTTCTGTTTTTTGTACATCAGTAAGATAATCACGTACATTTACTAATGTGTTAAAATAAATTGTTTCTTTCATGGCAATCATATTTGTTAGTATAAATAAGTATAAGCAGTTTCACCATCCTACTGCTAAGGTCAATTAATAATTATGCAGAAACTAATTTCTCTGCATTATAAGACTTTTGTAACTCTACTATTTCTTCAATAGGAAGCTCATAAAGAGCATCTATATAATCATTAGAAAAGCTAACTCCATTTTTCTGTGCAGAAGCTACCAACTTGGTAACTTCTGTAATCATAAACATAGTAATCATATATATAAATTTTAATTGGTTACAAATTATCAGCATTAATTAATGAATCTAAGTCAGAGTATTTACCTCCATAAACTTTTTTAGATTCTACTCCTTCAACCCAAATACTATCTTCAGAAACTTCTAGATAATATTCAATATCAATATTCCCTCCTACATCACTCCAATTTTTTGAAATATTTTGGGAATCTTTAATTTCTTTATCAGGATAAATAAAATGTACTAATACATATTGTAGTACTACAAATAGTAATGCTCCTGCAATAACTCCGATTACAAAGTAATCTTTTTCTTTAATTGTTTTCATATATTTTAGTTTATTTGGTTACAAGTTAAAAATAGCAATGGTAGAACCCCCTAATCTTTATTCTACATTTAGGATCTCCTCCTAAAGGACTCTTGTGCACAGAGCCATTGCTATTTATTTTAAGGTCTTTCAACCTATATGTATGATAATAAGTATCATATACTTGCATTGACTCATCACCACTTATGCTATGGTTTCCCTCTGTACTCAGTTGTAATACAGAATTCCACTGGTAGAGTTCTTGGCATTGTACCTGGAAAAGGTTGATGCAAGATTTGTCACTCATTATTACAACTGTCTACCCTTGGGAAGTAGAAATGGTACATTACTAGGACTTAATAACACGCTAAGTTTTAAGTATTGATAGTTATCATCCCGCAGTGGTAAAATAACATATACTAATGTACTTGCTGACCTTGGTTATTAAATCCTAAATTAATTTTTTTAAATATTCCGGAAATACTAATATTGCTCTTATCATAGAGAGAGACAATACTAATAGTAATAGTTATAGATATAGTAGAGAACTTATATGTAGTTAGCTATATAACATATATTATAAGGGTTTATTCTCAATCTGTTAGTACTCTTGCTAGTGTAGATATGGTTAGAGTTTATCACTCTTTTATACTTTTACACACACTTTTGCATATTTTTAAAAATATAAACCACTGATTATCAATACCAAAGTCACAAAGTTACACACGGTGGAGACTTGCTACAAACAACTGTATTAAATAAGTAACACCATCATAAAAAATTAAAGCATACCCTTTTCAGAGTATGCTTTAAGTGTGGTTTACACGGTGATGTCTGCAAACAATGCTGAGAAATGCTCCATTGTGGGAACCAATGCATCAGTGCCATTAAGTACTGTTATGAATATACGTGGATTGCCGTCCTTATCAAGACCCGGTTTAAGTTCACAAGTATACTCATCTCCAATGGTAATCCCATTTGCATAACTTTTCTCCCAAATGATTGCTTGGAATGATTGGTCATCAATAGAAACTGTGCAATTACGGAATAATTTGCCATTAGTGTTTGTTTTAGTAGTAGTTGCTACTTGGGTAACAAACCCTGTTGTTTTTGTAGAATTCATTTTTTTTGTTTTTAAATTAATACTCATAATAGTAAAAAGCTGTACATAAGCTGCCGCAGGCTTTTATAAAAAAAATAATAAATGCTTCCCATAGGAATCCTCTCGTAGGTATATTAAACAGTAGCCACGGCTGGCCCTGTTCCCCCCTGGAAACATTTATTATTTTAGTATTAGTATAGAGTTGTATCATAAGCTGCCGAAGGCTATTGTATACTATATAGTATAGTAGTATCCATAGTATATACTATGTGTGTGTTGGGCTGTGCTGTTCCTTTGTTACACATAGTATAGTATACATAGTATAGTATAGTACTAGTCTATCCTACCACTGTAGTCTAGAGACTAGATCTTTTTCCTGGTAGGATTTTATTTTAGATTTTATTTTTACTTTTGTGTAGAGCTGTACCTTTCACATGGGGGGTACCACCTTGCTGCTGTTGGCCGGGAGGGTCTGAGTGTAGGACCCACCATAATCTCATACATACCACAAATCCCAAATACCATAATCTCATACATATTAAAAACCCAAATAACTTTGTCCAGTTTTTAGTGCAATAAACTTGACATGCTGGGGGCTACATCTGAGACAAAACATACCTGGGGGAATAAACACCTACCCTAAATTTTATATATAGGTGATGTCAAAGATGTTATCTATATTTGTATTCTAAAATATTTACTATGGCTTATATAGAACATAATTTTTTTCCTCTCAAAGTATTTGTAAGAAATGAATACATGTATCAACATAAAAAAGGTCTAGGAGAATTTACACCGGGGGTTATTATATCTGTAAGATGTTTACCTGGTCAAGCAGCATTGTTTCAAGTACTCTTAGAGAATGGAGTTCTTAGGGATAAGTTACCAAGTCATGCTTTATTACATGAACCAAAGATGCCGGATCCAGATCTACCTTTTCATTACTTACAGATATGGAATTGTTTTTCTTATAACTTTACTCTTCTCCATCTCTCTTATCTTTATGATACCAATGTAGAAGTATATATGAAAGATCATAAGTTTTACCCGGGTAGTTATTACGGGACCATAAACTGGGGGTCTAATGATCCTAACACAGATCTATCTTTAGCAGAAGATCCATTAGAACATAAAAGTCACCATATTATTTTATTGGACAATGGTCAAATTGCACTCCAACCAAACAATAGAATCAAATGGTCTGAGCCTAGTTTTGTAACTAAACCATTTCCAGAAAAACCAGATTACTTAGTTAACAAAGATTATTATAACTGTGAAGGATTTGAAAAATGGCAAACAGAAGATTCTGAAAGAATGTTTTATGATACAGAATAATATACATTTGTTTTAGTAATAAATTATTTGTATATTATAGTATAACTTAAAAATATAAAAATGGATATTTTAAATTTTATTTCCTGGATTAAAGCAGGAAAATATACTACAACTGCACCACTTGATGCAGTTACTGTAATTGGTGTTCCTAATACAACAAGAGGAGATGCATATTTACCAGCTACTGTTCCTATATCTGCTTTACAAAGTAATATAGGTAAATTTATTGGTGGTGGAATAGTTGTAAGTGAATGGTTTGAAAATGGAGTTCATAAAGCTCTTATAGCATCATTACAAGATGTATCTTATAATTCTATCTGGACAGTACCTGCACAACAAGGTGTTAATTTACCTGGTGCACAAAGTTATTTTGATGGTCTATCTAATACTAATGCAATTATAGCACAAACAGGAGCTCCTGCAACTACACTTTATGCTGCAGGTGTTGCAAGACTTTATTTAGGTGGTGGTTATAATGATTGGTATTTACCATCAGCTTGGGAGTTAAATATGCTATATGATTCAGCAGCTATTATAAATAAAACACTTGTAGGAATAGGAAATAGTTTTGCTATTATTAGTTCTTCTGACTATTGGAGTTCTACACAATACACTGCTACTCAAGTATGGACAAAAGATTTTCAAGATGGTGTTAATTATTTACTTGGAAAAGGCATTGTTGGTAGTGGAACACGTGCAGTAAGAACACACACTTTTTAATTATAAACTATAAATAAAAAAAAATGAAAAAATTAATAGGATACTATAACGAACAAGGAACTTATATAGAAGAACTTGTAGAAGTTGTTGAAAGAACTAAAGAAGATTTAATAGATCAAAAAGAAAAAAGATTATTAAAATTAACTAAAGAAATAGAAGATTTAAAAAAACTATAAAAATAGTCATGGCAAAAATTAAAGATACATTTACTAAGTTAGATAAACCAAAAGTTTCCCGGACTGGTGTTCATGCAAAAACTAAAGTTTCTAAACTTAAGTCTTCTAAGAATTATAAAAAATTATACCGAGGTCAAGGTAAGTAAATAAAATTATGAAAAAAATTGACATGGGTAAATACTTACTATTAATTGGTAAGGATGCTACTGAAATTTTTGATTATTATAATGTTAAAGAAATGCATGGTCTTAACCGTGCAGATGCTCAAGCAGAAGAAGTAGACATGACTAATCCTAAAAATGGAGATCAAGGTAATGGTGTTTACATATATGGATTAACTAATTATGATCCGGCAGATAAAAAACTTATTGCTAAAGATCCTTACAAACCTTTTTTATTTATAAACTTAGGTACTTTTAAAAAATATAATATTACAGAAAAAGCCACAGGTGTGATGCATGAAACAATGCACATGAGTATCTTATTAAACAACTGGGATATAAAAGATAAAGAAGAAGAAGTAATTACTTTTGCTGAAGAAGAAGCAAATAAGATTATTGAAAAATTAAAAGATGTTAAAGTAGAACAACCAAAGAAAAAATTTTTTTCTAGAAAATAATTTTAATATATTTGTTTTTATATAAAATATTAATATATTTGTAAAAACTAAACAGATATATTATGTCAGATGAAATTAAATGTGCATGTGGAAAAACACAAAACTCTGATGGTTTTTGTGATGGCTCTCATAAATGCAATAATGAAAATCAAGTAACATTTAAAGAAACAAAAATTTATTCTTTTGGAGATATCTTAGTAGGATTAAATACTGAAGAATTACCAGAAGGTGTTGAATTAGAAGTAAAACAAAAATTTTCTGAGATTACAGAAATTTTAAAAAGTACTTATACAATGTCAACACAATCCCCAGTTAAAAGTTTATTGTTTGATCATGCAGTAGGAGAAATACTAAATGCTCAAATGTCTGTTGTTAAATTACTAAAACTATAAATATGAACCCGTTTAAAACATTAAGAGGAAGAAGAATACTTATTGAAGTCCCTGTAAAAAAAGAATCAGTTATTACATTGTCTGAAAAAGATCAAGATGCTTTAATGTATGAAGCAATGAAACAATGGAATAAACTTACTGTATATGCTGTAGGTGATAAAGTAGAAGAAATTGCTGTTGGAGATTTAGTATATATTCCTGTTCCACAATTAGAACAAGCAGAAAAAGTTGACATTGATGGTAGTGTAAAACTAATGTTTAATGAAATGGATATAGCAATAATATGGTAAATATAACAGATGATAATCCGTATTTTTCAGAAAGAACAAGTACTGATAAAATTAATTCTAAAGAATTATCTAAAGAAGATATAGATAAAAGAACTAAAAATACTTTAGATTCAGAACATAATAAAAATTATGTTCATGATTTTAGAAAAGATATTCCACCATTTGAAACACGTCCTAAATATTATGGTGGAAAAGATTCAACATATGAAGTTTTTAATGTGTTAGAAGCCTGGAAGTTAGATAAAGATTTTTACTTAGGAAATGTAATAAAATATTTAGCTAGAGCTGGTAAAAAAACTTTTAACAATAAAGAAGATTTAGAAAAAGCATTAGTATATTTACAACGTAGAATTGACACCTTATGAATTATTTAATAATGTTATTTGTATTAAGCATAGCATGTTTGTTATGGATTATAGGAAGTTCTTTTAGAGGCCCTGTATACAATAGTATTAAAGATGCTTATGAACTAGACCATCAAGGTGAAGCTATTGGTTCATATTTTATTGTTGCATCTCTTCTTTTAATTTTCTTTGCCGGTTCTTTTCTATAATTTTTTTGTTTTTATTGATAAATTTTTGTATATTATGTATATATATATATTATTAATACTTAAAAAACAAAAAAATGGATATCTTAAATTTTATTAGCTGGATTAAATCTAGTAATTACAGAGCAACACTACCAACAGATGTACCAAGTCTATTAGTTATTGGAGCTAAAGACCTAAGTAGAGATGATGGTTATCTATCATTAGCTATTAATACTGAACCTTTACAATCTGTATATGATAAAGCTAATGTAACTCAGATAACTTCAATGACTACTGCTGTTACAGTTAATGCACATAATGGAACAATAACAACTGTTCCTTTTACTACAGGTATTAGTTCTTCTACACCTTTTACTGTAAATAATAATAAAGTAACTACAGCATCTAAAATATTATTAACTGTAGATTCAACAACTACAGGAGTTCCAGTATTAGTTACTAATACTATAGCAAATGGAAGTTTTGTAATTAAAGTAAATAATGTTTCTACTGCTGCAGCATTAAATAGTACATTAAAGATTTCTTATCTAATACTAGATTAAAAAATATTAATACCTAAATGGACAAAAGTCAACCTAATCAAAATTTTTTTTGT